AAACCTAGCGAGTTCTGTATGAAAGCCTGTATTCTCTTCCACTCTTCATCTCTAAGCTGATCAGCTGTCAAAAGAGATCCCATAGAACCGGGCTGCATCTGAACCTGTCTACCACCGGAGGGAGCTGTAGGAGAAGGTGCAAAAGGTTTTCCTTCAAGAATAGGTTTAGGAGCGTCTGTATACAAATCTGACCCCGGATCGCCTATGCTGGCTAAATCTGTAAGCGTTTTTCCAGCTTCCCCTAGATCAAAGTCTATTTCCGCACTTTTCTCTTTCGCATAATCTTCTCCGAATCCTTTATGATCTCCTACTGGGGGGTTATAACGTGGAGGTCTATGTTCATAAGGAAAATTCAGAGGTTCTGTCCAAGGTTCAACACCGGGATCTCGTTCAAAAGATTTATCTTGTTCCTGCCCCCATCCCAAACTCTGTAACAATCCTCCGAAGATAGAAGTATCTTTAGAAGCACTATCAAGTAAGCCTTGACCAAAATAATTTGCCATTAGATTATCCTAGTGGGATTCCTGGTGCTCCGATAGCCGGTCGGAGAAGAGTACCAGCTGCGCTAGCATATTGAGCAAACGGGCTTGGAGCTTGGAAAGCCTGACCAGTTGAGGAAGTACCTTGATATGCCGTTTGCGAACCTAGACCTGCTAAACCGCTTATCAGATTTGCCTCTGTTATCAACTGTAATCTACGAGCTTCCTGTCCTTGCTGTGTCAGTCTAGCTGCATCTGCTAATTGAGCAGCCTGTCTTGCTTCTATATCGCCACCAATCTGAGCTTGCATCAGAGCTGGAGAAATAGCTGCTCCAGCTACACCACTGGTCAGACCAGTAATTTCTCCCGCTGCTCCTACTCTTCTAGCTTCAGCTTGAGCTAAAGCTGTTGAGAACTGTCTCTGTGTAGTTTCTTCACGTTTCTGACGTTGCAGCTCTTCAAACTCTCCTAAAGCTGTAGCTCCTAGTCCGAACTGACCAGCACCTATTGCCTGTTGCTGCGCCGTAAGTTTATCTCCTTCTGTTAGCAGTCGCGCCTGATCCGCTACGGTTCCGGTCTGCGCCTGAAAAACAGGATCTAAAGAGGGATCACCTAGAGCTGTGCTTAATCTGTTTTGATACAAACTTTGTAAATTTGTACCTAGCTCTCCGAAAAGACCTCCGGGTTCTGCTAATGATTCGATCCCGGCTCTAGCTTGAAGAGTTTGAGCAGCATCTGTAGGTACTAAGCTACCAGTGAATAATCGGGGATCTTGACCGTATTCAGCTGTTACACGAGGAGCAAGATTCTGAACAAATTGTTCTAACGGAGCATAAGGTTTTACCTCCGAAGATCCAGCTGCCGTAGCAGGAGCTGATACTATAGTAGTTTTAGGTCTGAAAAAACTGCCCATTTTAGAGCCTCTTATAAATTGTTATGTTGCTAAACTCGTAACCTAGTGGTTTCATAACTCTCTCCCACCCTTTACGACCTGTCATTTCAACAAACTTGTAACCACGAGCTTTATAATATTTTTCTAATTCTGGAAGCATCGTTTTAAAATTAAACTTTCCTGCAATAGCCTCTGCTTCTACTCCTATCATCTGAGGATAAGGCGCTGCACCTATAACAAAACATCCTACTATTTTTCTACTTTCGGTAGAAGACACCCATAGATCAGAGTGTCCTTTTTTTATCCGACTTACTAAGTCTTCTACTTGAATAAGATCGGTATTTCCTTTTTCAATAGATTCTTCTAAAAAGTTCCAACAATGAGCTAGATTAAATTTAAATTTAGTATGCTCTGGATTGACTCGTTTATAACTTAGTCCATGTTCCAGCGGCGTTATAAAAGTATATTCCTTCTCCTCCTGAGCCGGGATTCCAGATTGTCCCATCAGCATATCTAATGTCTCCTTGATAGGGCTTGTCTGGTTCTGCATAGACAACATCCAGGTGCCCGTTTCGCACGACTTCTAGCGCTGCTCTGATTTCCAACAAGGTATTAAATATATAAGTAGGTAGCTCCTCCGTATTGGTAGGTACTTGTGCAGGATCAAAACGTAGATATTCTCTGCTCATCTGGTAGATACAGCTTCTGCTTCTAGACTATATCCAGAAAGTTTGAACGTAGTATCTGTATCTGTTTCAAACTTGACAGCTATGTACCGCCCTCTCACTCTACAATCTATTTTATGATCTGTACCTATAGTGTAGGTAAAAGGACCACTATAAGTAACTCCTGAAAATGGTTCGTTTTCTCCCCCTACACTGATCTGCACTGTCCCGGTACCTTCAATTCTAGGGTACATTCCTATAACAGATTTAATCATATTAGTCTGACCAGCGTGTAATCCGGTACGTTCTAAAGTGGTTGTAAAACTGGTACCGTCAAACGTGGTTCCTGAGTCAGCTAGGAATAACTTTGTATCGTTAGTACCGCATATAAGTAAGGAATCAATAGCGGGATTGTATTCCTGCTGTGCCCAATTCAGTGTCGAGTCGTTCCAAGTATTAGTCGAAGCAGTCCAAGTATTTGCCAAATCTGGATTGACTAACCCTTTTGCAATAAACTGGCAATTAGGAAGTTCTCTCAATGTCCATGAGTTATCTCGATAATTCCAGATAAGCGCTCTGTTAGGAAAACCGTTAGTAGCTCCTGTTTTTGGGTAGCATATCCATACTTCGTTCTCTATTTTGTTATGAGCTAGAAATGTCCTATAATAAAAGGTAGTGTCAATCTGAGAAAACAAAAATGTTCTCATCTGATCGTCTATTACACTCTCTAACTTTACTCCATTATGAGCTACCACGTCATTAGTACTCATCATAACATGTCTGCCATCTCCTAGATCAATCACCGCATCTCTGGCAAATAACCCTGCATCCTTAAACTTCTCTCTTATGTTAAAGGTAAAGGAACCTCCCACATAGTTTAAGCTATAGACACTATCCTCTTTATAGACGATAAGTTCGTTACCTAGTTGTAGTGCATTTAGAAGATGACCTTTAGTACCACCTAGAGTTGCATCTGCTGCATCCGAAGCAGTACTACTAGTTACCCAAGTATTAGATCCATTCGTAGCAGCTCCTTCTGGTATAGCATCGCTCCACCTGAGAGAATAGGGTTTAGCTGTGCCACTGTCAGTCAAATTTATAGCTATTAAGTGGTTCTTAAACGGGACTATTGTTTTGCAGCGCAGAGTGGAAGGCCAGTCAGGTAAATCTGTGAAGAGCGAACCTGTTTGAAGAAAACTCTGTGGAACATCTATACCGTTATTTACAACCAGTACACCGCCTAGTATAGCTCCTTGCCAGTTATTTTCGGTGCTGGCAATCGTAGTATAAGCACCACTAGAACGTGTTACAGCTGCATGAGTTGTACCTGTAATCTTATAAAGCGTTGTTAAGCCGCCGTATATCCACAACGACGTACCAGCCTTTACCCATTCTATAGCCCAATAAGGAGCAACAGTAGGAGTTCCCAATACCTGAGAATGTCCGGTGATGGTACCAGCTTTTTTATCTACAAATCTAGCGTTAGTCACCTCGTTAAAAAAAGTAGGTGGCATATCATATGGAGACAAATCTCTATTATACGAGAAACCCGTCTGTAATCCGTTAATATCTACTAGTTCTGTCGGCATCTAGTTATCCTGAACCAACCGCTGTAATTTCTGTAAAAATAGTGGAATTAAATTCCTGTAAACAGATATAATCGCCATCTTGATGGAGAATATTTCCGCCACTTTCTTGTACCAGATCAAATTCATCAAGTACCCAATTTGTCGTAGGCATTAGCCGTAAGCTCCTCTACGTACCATACTGCCAGGATCACCTTGAACAGTGGTTGTCATAACAGTTCCACCATAGCGAGCTTTATCCTCATTAGCGCGTATATCATCTACGACTCTTTGATAGAGAGCTGCAAAGCGCTGCGTTTGTTCTGTATCGTTTAGATATACTGCTCCTTCTAAGCAAGAGGAGAATAGATATAATTCGGGAAACTCTGTCAAAATATTATTAGTTGTATTGGAATCGGATAGAGCAACCAACTTCTGAAAGTAATTTATATTTATTGTATAGGCAGCGTCAGGAGTTGGGCTAAGCTTAATATTCTTTCCTAGATTAGTATAAGCTCTAGGCATCCCGCTTGTATAAGCTCCGTACTCTCTACTTAGAGATTCTGGTGATAGATACTCTAACGCATAACTCTGATTGGTCGTATCATAAGTTATATTTCTAAGTTCTATCAAATCAGTTGGTAAATTATAAAAAGCAGTACTGGCTGTAGTAGTAGTCTCAGCTCGTGCTAAATTAGTACGAACTCTCAAATCACGATTCAATCTATTTTCTGTCAAGGTTATAAAGTCGGGTATGACAGTTGTTAAATCAGTACGATTTAAATAGTTTGCTACATTTGTTTTCAAATCTGAAAACGTAGATAGAGCCATTAGACAGTACCCTTACCAGTTCGTAAAAAGCGATACTCTGGATCATTTAGAAGTTGTTTAACTTTAGGCATATGATCCTTATTCATCACATCAATACCTAACTCAGTTTTCCACTTCTCTATAATGATTAGAGGAATACTGGCTACTTTACGCATACCTAGCAGCCCATCACCTGTACCATACATAGAATCGCCATTGATTTCTTTTTTATTCAAATCTAAAAGAGGTTCTACATCTTGAACAGAGTGTATTACGCCCTTATCTTCGATATGGTCGTATTGAAAGGATCTTTTAATCGGATCTTTCACTATAGTAATCCTCTAAAAATTTCAAAGTGGGAGAGGCCTAGAAAGACCCCTCCCTATTGAACGATCTAGGCTAGATCGTAGACTGCTCCAAGCGCTAGCTCGTTGTCTACCTGTAAGGTATACTCAACGATGATAGCACGTTGTTCGCCGTCAGAAGTACTAGCAACTTCTCGTTGCGTAAACGGACGCAAGTAAGCAAGTTTGTAATACTCAGGATCGAGAAGCCATACATCTCTAGCCCGTTGGAAACGGTTAGGAACTACAGCCATTTCACCAAAGTCGGACACGTAAATGTCCATACCACCGATAATACGACCGTCAGCAGTATCGGTCCAGTTGGAAACACCACTTGCTCCGCCTACGCCTACAAAGCTAGAGAACGTAGACTTCTGGCTCGGCTTCATCATCAGGTACTTAGTATTCGCACCCGCCTGATAACAAAGTAGGATCACAGCCTTCAGTAGAGTTTCGGTAAAAGCTCGCGTAGAACCATCGGTACGCCCAGCTCCTGCGCCAGCACCCGAACCAGTCTGGCTTACATTAGTAGAAACCCACGCAGGGAGACTTCCAAATTTACGCACAGTACTAATCGCGGCCATAGCAGTTTTGCCACTATTCTCGCCTACCAGAGAAGTTTCCATATCGCGCTTTAACTCAGCAGCACGTTTAGACATCTGATAAGCTAGCTCTTCTCTCCGACCAGCTGCACTTACAGCATCAAGAGTGCCAGAAACTAACGTAGTTTTCAAGCTGATCTGGCAAATATTGCCAAGTCGAGTAGTGGCGGAAGGCGTTGCAGCAGTAAGCGTCGCACCTTCCTCGTTGTAGTTAGTAGCAACAGCAGCAGCTAGAGAATCGGTCTGCCACTCGTGGTTCACAGCAATTGCATTACCCCTACCACCCATCGACATAAATGGAGTTTCTGTAGGAGAGATGTTGTATATTACATTCTCTAGGTCTTCTCTAAGACCCCTAGCAGAGTATGTAACATAAATTCCAGTGGGTTGTGCCATAATTGGCTATCCTTTCTAAGAGATCATATCCATAAAAACATCCGCAGCATCTCTAGGATGACCCGTTTTCCGCAATCTCTCTCGCTTATCCTTTAAGCTACGCTGTCCCTTTTGGGACTTACTCTCAGGAGTACCTGCTTTCACAACTCTAGGAACCTTTTTAGAAATTTTCCTAGCAGTCCCTTTACGAGATTCATCTTGTAGCATTGCCTTGTGCAACACTAGGATTACTTTATGGTCTGCTATAGAATCAACATCGCGTTCAGTAAATCCTGAATTTAAAGCATACTCTCTGAGTTGTTGCCTTAGATCAGATTTAGAATCTAGGTATTCTGGAAGAGCCTCACCAAGCTTGCGAGCTTCAGATTCTAACACTTGTGTTAGCTGATGCTGATACTCTCTCTGGTTTTGGCTATTTACACGGGTTTGCTCTTGCTTCAGAGATGTAACTTTTTCTTTAGCTTCTTGAAGTTCGATACGCTTTTCCATGTATTCCATAGGGTCAGCTTCTTTCAAAGAAGTCCAGTCTATATTCTGTAGTCTGGTTACTTCTACATCCTGACCATCGGTGACCTTATCTAAGATTTGGCTATATTGTTGCCTTTCGTTCTGAACTGCGTGTAGATTTGCCTCAAAAGTTTTGCGTTGTTCTGCAAGAGATTGCGACTTACGGGTATAATCCGATTGCCGCTGGTATCCGTTCCGAAGCTCGTCAAGCGTGACTTCAAATTCTTTTCCACCGACTTTCACACGGTAGGTAGGATCTGAAGTTTCTTCAGTTGCCTCGACTTCTTCTACCTCATACTGCTCCTCAACCTCTGCTGGAAGTTCTTCAACCTCAGCTTCAGCTTCAGGTTCCGCTTGCGCTTCCGCTTCCACCTCTGCTACTGCTTCGACTTCTTCCGCTTCTGGTTGAGCAGGTTCTGATGTTTGCTCTGGATTAGTGTCTTTTCCAGTTTCACTTCCAAACATGACATCAAACATATTTAACTGTGACTTTGGTGTTTCGACTTCCGTTGCCGGATTGGTCTGACCATCGCTCATAACCGGGTATCTCCTTTTGCTTCAATCTTGGCACTATCTATCAACGCTTCTAAGTCTTCCTTAACGGAACTGAGAGCGTTAATTCTGTGCCAATGTTGTTCGCGCTCGTGTGTATGTTCAGAAATCTGCCATTCACTAATTATATCTTTTTCCAACCGCTCCCATATTTCTTGAAATACAGGATTTGCCAGAATTATAGATGCTTGGCTGGCTTTTTCTTTAATATCCATGCACTTACCTAGATATACGCTTTATACACGCGCCTGACCTGTTGTTCCGTAGATCGTACCTTTGTAGTAGCGGTTTCCATTACCACCTTTTTTGACTTCGGCTAAGGTGTAGATACCACCGCCGCCGCGAGGTAGTTTACGATCTCCTACCTCTTTGATATGTTTTGCGTCTTTAAACGTACTAGTGTCATACTTCATAGTAGTTACTCCTCTGACAACATATACAGGGTTGAATTTCTGTACACTTGCAAGGTTGCTCGCAAGTACAGTCTGGGTTGTTGCACATTATGTTTTAATTAAAAAGTTAATAGGTTGCACCTTAAGTACAGCAGACCCGGCTGAAGCACTAGCACTTACTGCGGTTCCCAGAACAAATCCTGTACCAACTCCTACAGGGAAATATGTTCTATAGTCAGGCACCTTGAAGTTAGCTCCAGAGGTGC